TCAACGCCGTTCGGCAATGGCGGCGTTGAGGACTGACACCCCGCTTGCATCAGTGCAATCGTCAATATACACAGGCCGCTCGATAATTTTTTGTACCACTTCACGCTGCACTCTCACTTTCTCGTCCGCTTCGGACTTGGTTTGTTGATATTCCACGCTCGCCGCACGGGCAGCTTTTTGATACTGCTGATGCTGCTCTAGCATCTTGGCCGTGATGGCCGCCGTGGCTGCATCGTAGCCCGCCTGATAGCGCTGCCTGCCGTACCAATATTCCCCGCTCACCGCCGCCGCCAACAGCGCGGCAATGGCAAGCGGTTTCCAATATTTCAATATCCATGTCATGGGTATTCCTTTCAGTTTATTTGAAATAAGAGCGCTTGCCCCTATATAGGTTGGCAGGATATAATCCCCACCGTTTCCGATAGCAATATCGGTAGGAATCTGTTTCCCGCTAGGTTGAGACAGTGACAGCAGGGCATCGGGCAACCGGTGCCCTTTGTTTTTGCCCCCTACGGATGCAGCCCAAACAGATACTGCGTTTTGCCGCCGTTGCCGCGCTTGGTGGCGGTTAGGATTTGATTGCGCTCCGCCGAATGGTGGCGGCAGCCGAAATGTATCCAACCGGATTCGCCGCGTTCCGGGAATTCGTAAATCAGCTGGTCAAATGTGATTTCCCCGGCATCGCGCATTTGGATAATATCGCGCGCCAGTTGCAGATTAGAGATACCGGCCGCATCAATATCCGCCGCCGAGCCGAAGCGGTGCGCCGAAGTTTTCGAGCCGCCCACCGCGCCATTTACCGCCGCGCTGCGGAAGCAGGATAAAACGTGGATGCTCACTTCACGCCCGTACTTCTTGCCCAGCCAGGCACGGATTTTTTCCAAGCGTTCCGCCGTTTTGCGGATGTTGGCCAGCTCCTGCTCGTTCGGTTTGTTCTCCAGCCCGAGCCGCCTGCCGGTGGCGCTGTTGGTCAGCTCACGGTAGGTAAAGTGTTCTGTGATTTTGGTTTCCGGTGTCATTTCGTTTCCTTTCCCATTTTCAGGTAGCCTTTGCCTTTGCGCTGCAATATCCCGCTCAATAGATGAATACGGCGCGAACGCATCACGAAGTAAGATGCAGCTGCTACGTTGAACATGATTTCTGTCCAATGGTGTACCTGCCCGCCGGCAAGCGAATGGCCGATAACCGCCACCGATCCGCCCACCAAGAAACTATGTATCCAGTAGTCAGGTTGCTTGGCTGTCCATTGCCGCACCGAAAGCGAGCAGGCGGAGTAAACGAATATCGCCGCCATCGCCGCTACGTTTGCCATCATCAGCCCCAAGGTAATCATTTCCGAGCTCATCTTCTCCTGCCTCCCCATTTATCAATCCAGCCTGCCCACAAACGGCGCAGGCCGTCGTTCAACAGCGGCGTTGCCCAAGACCAACCCAAGCCAATCAGCATCGGCACGGCGGCCTTGAATACCTCCTGCTCCAGCCCCAAGCTCAAGGCCAGGTAGGCCATAATCATCGGCGACAAAGACCCGGCCAGCAGCATACTGGTGATGATGACCAGCATGCCGTTCTTGCGGCTGCCCGGCTCTTTCAAGCCGTGATGCAATGCCCCGGCCACAGCGCCCAATACCAGGGCTTCCAACGGCATCCCGGCCAGCGTGCCGGATAAGCCGATCATGCCCATATTCAGCACATGGCCGGATGCGTTAGATGTTTCCAACGGTGTCATTTCTCCTCCCTCCCCATGTTCGCAATTACCGCTAAATCGTTTGGCGAAAAGCGCCAGCTTTCGGCCAGCCCCAACGCCTTGCCCACCCACTCACTACAAAACCAACGGCGGCGGTTTTCTCTCAAACCGAATACCACCCCGAACGCGCCGGGCAGGTCGTAACCTTGGCTTTGGGTTTGTGACCACAGGGTTTCCAACCGCCCGCCCACACTGTCCGGCAGCGCAATCAAATCCCACTTGGCAGACGGCAGCGGCATGGTTTTGCGGCGCACACCACCATCCCGCAGGCTGGCGGAATAGCATTCGTACTGCGGTTCGTTGTTCTGTCCAGCTAGCCTGATAGCAATTTCACAATGGCTATACCTGCCGCGCGTGAGAATACGGGTCAGCCCATCAGTAAACCGTGCCGCCCATACGCGCCAGCCGCTGCCGTCGCGATTGCCTTTGTACAAGGCCAGATAGATTTGGCGATTACTCATTTGCCCACCTCGCCCAGTTTGTCGGCAATCGGCTTAATCTCCGCCAAGATTTCCGCCGTGCGCTTATCTACTTCGGCGGCAGTCTTCAGCCCTTTCAGCTCAAACTTACGCATCCGCAATGCGCCCAGCTTGCCCATTACCATGCGCAGGTTGTCGGCTTGGGCAATGATGATGTCGGTCGCTTCGCAGGCGGTTTTCCCGGCAGGCTTGGCAAAGGCGGCTACTTGTAATGGCGCTTCCCCTTTGCAGCCGCCGGCCTTGTAGTCACGCGCCTGTTGTTCGCGCAATAGATACTCAGGCTGGAAGCGGGTTACATGGCGGTAAGCTTCATCTACCAGGTTGTTAATCGCATCCGTGCCTTTGTCGATGGCTTCGGCCAGCAATTGGGAAGCGGCGGCCTTATCCAACATCCATTCTTTACCGTTCCATTGATGCAGATGGCTGGGGGCGGGGTCGGCCAATACAGGTTTGCCGTCTTTTCCCGGCATAATCACTTGCCCGCTGGACTGCCCCGCCAACAGCGCGGCGTGCTGCTCGTGGCTAATCTCTACTGCGTCTTCAGGTAGCCTGCTGTGGATGGCGCTGTCGTAAAACGCCTGATTTGTTTTTGAGTAATAGATAGTCATGTTTGCTCCCGTTAATAACCAATAGCCAGCCAATGCACAGTTTTGCTGCCAACTATACCGTTTTCAGAGATACCGACATGGCAGCCGGTTTTGGTAATTTTGCCGGCATGGGCGGCCAGTATGTATGAGTAGGTAACTGCACTCTCAAAAATCACAGTGGCCTGAACGTTGAGACAGGCATTCGGAAACGCCACCGGAAACACCACCGGCAAAAAGCCGTCGTCCGGCACCTGCAGTGAGCCCCACTCGAAAATTATCCCGTCTGCCATTTTCTGGTAGCCTGTTGCGGCTTTTTGAGCAGCAAACAGGTTGTCGACTGCTTGTGCAAAGTCGGTGATGTCAGCGGCGCGGTGGGTGTGGGCTTTTGGAGCTACCTCATCGCGGTTGGCTTTGCGCTGTATATCTGCCGCCAGCGTGGCGGCATCCAGCGTGCCGGCGTTCGTTACTTTGCCAAACGCCTTAATCCACATCACCACATCATCTAGGCTGTTTTGTGCCTTAATGCACAGCACCATTACCAAGGCTTTAGGGCGCACCTCGTCAGCAGTGGGGACAGAGCGGGAAGCATCAAACACCACCCGTTTTTTTCGGTTGTTGTGGTCGCTGTCGCCTTTCGAGCTGCTAAATGTCGCATTTGCACCGTCGTCCAAGTCCATAGTAAACGCCCCCTCAGCCCGGCTGTAGAGCGTGTACCGGTAACTTCCATATAAGGCTTCGATGCTGCCTGTAATGTTGCGGATGGCATCGCCCTGTTGTGTGCCCACTGCGAGACTGCCCGAGGCGTTGCGGATAAAGCGGTCTTCTGCCTTGGGCACCGCATCGATTGAGCCGTACTGCGCTACCAGCAGGCGGTAGAGTTCGGGATAAGCGGACTGCGTGACCTTGGTAGCAATGTCGTCGTACTTAATCCAGCCTGCCGGGATGTCCGCAATCGGGAAGTAGGCAGTCATGCCGACGTCGGAGCGGTTGAGCTTGGGCAGCTTATTGCCACCCAATACGCGGTATAGGTCGGGATAGGTAGCCTGGGCAAAGGTGCTGCCGTCGGCTTTCAGGTAGCCTTCTTGGCTGGTAATCGCGCGGGGGAAGCCGATTACTGCGCCAACTGGCAGGCCTTTGCCGGCGGATTCTTCGGCTTTATCGTAGGCAATCTTTACTGCCTTAGAGGTGGCCGCCATATCTTCGCGGTCGCTGTTGGTGGCGGATGAGAGTTGTGTAGAGCCCGCCTGTGTTGTGCTAGCTTTCAGCCCTTTGCCCGCGTGTATTGCCCATTTCCCTGTGTTGTTGCCACTGTTCGGGTTGTGGGTGTTGGCGTCCACTAGGCTGATGTATTCGGTATCCAGCGTATCGCTGATGAGTACCGCGCCTTTGGGGTAGCCGCCGATGGCGTCGCAAAAGGCTTGGTCGAAGCGGTAACGCCCGCCTTGGTTTTGCCAAACGGTGTGTGCACTGATTTCATACAGTACGCCGTTCATGTCTTTCCCGCTGGGTGGTTTGCCGCCGACTGAAATCGGGGTCATGGTGATGCTTGGAAATCCTTCGGTATAAGTGGCGGCTTCCTGCGCCAACCCTCCGTTGCGTTCGGCAGGAATGTTGTTTTTCAGGCCATCTGAAGCCCAAGGCTTGGACAGCAGTTTCGGTTGCGGCATGGTTTAAACTCCCATAAAAAAAGCACCCTCGCCGAAGGGTGCCAGATTGGCTTCGATGTAGCCGAAGGTTTTATCTGCCTCCGGCTCGTAAAAATCCAGCAATACGCCGCTGGGGCGCGGCAACAGGTCGCTTTGGCGGATGATGGAGCGCTCTACCGGCAAGAGGTAGAACTCAAACACATAGCGCGCAGCCATCGTGCCGTTTTTGACGAAATAAGCCCTCCCGCGTTTGCCGAACATCTCACGCAGCAGGCGGTTGATATGCGGGGCGGTGGCGTAGATGATGTTGCTCATCGCTTTAAGCATAATCACGCGTCGGTAGGCGTCGTCGTCCAAACGGTATCGCCGCTCCAAGCCTTCGCCGGTACTCCATACGCCGTTGTCAAACGGGGTAAAGCCCTGTGCAAAGCCGATGTATTCGTCTTGCGCACTAATCATGACTTCCCGCTCAATGCCGACAATCGCGCCCCAAATATCCAGCCCAAAACCCTGCGCGGTGGATACATTCCACACGGTATCGTAAAACCGCTGCTTGTCTGTGCGCGGGTCGATGCAGTCGTCAAACCGATGTATCAGGCGGCAGATGACCGGGCTGTTGGCATATTGGCTGATTAAGGTTTCGCCTACGGTTATCATACGCTCACCACTTCGATATTTTCGGCACGGACAACGGGGGTTTGGTCGATGCCAACAGCCACGGAATTGCCCATACTGCCAGCAGATAAGCCGATTTCCACGTCCAACACATGCACGTTCGGCACGGCCTTCACCACTGGGGATACGTAGCCTATGGCATACAGGTTTGCGCCAATACGCCCTTTGAAGGCGGCAATGACGGCCTGCTTGATGGCCGTCTCCGCGCCGACGAATGCTCCGCGCTCAATCTTGATACGAAAATATACCGATAGTTCGACAGGCCGCATAAAGGCTACCTGATAGGCGGGCTTCGGGTCGTTGTAACTGTGGTCGTACACCGTTATTTCGGTGTTGCCGTTGAAGTCGCAGCCGCTGCCCGCGTAGCGCAGCACGGCTTCGGCCACCGCCGTATCATCCCCGCCTACCGCCGCCACATAAATACTGTGCGGCTTGAGGGTGTAGTTGGTTGCGCCGGCCTGCACGCTTTGGCCTTTCGGGTTGTCAATGACGTACACATCACGCACCCCGTCCAGCGCAAACACGTTGGCATATACCGCCTGCGGCGTTCCGTGGGCATTGACGGCCACGCTGCGCCGCCTGCGTTCGGCAAATTCGGCACGGCTCTCTTCCGCCCGTCCGGGAATGGCGGGGTGCGGATTGTCCACCCTGTCCAATCCCACCAAGGCCTGATAAATAGTGTTCACGCTGTGGGCGGGGGCTTCAATCTGTCCGGCGGCAATGAGTGTACCGCTGACTTTACCGCCGATAGGGATGCCGATTTCCTGCTGCAAAGCCCATTGGTTGCCCGCTGAATCCTGCACGATAAACCCCTGCGGAATCTGCGTGCCGGGCAGCCCGACAAACTCGCACACCACCGCCGAATCGGTAGCAGGTTTTCGCTGCAAGAAGTAGATTTGGGCAATCGCGTCCTGCATCACGCCTTCGGCATATTCGGGGTGGATTTGATTGACCAGTTCGGCAATCACATTGTTCTTGTCGGCAATCACGGCGGCCAGCGAGGAAGCAAGCTGCCCCTGCGGCGTTTCCAAATTCAAGTTCAAGCCACCGCCGAAAGCATCGTTGAAATCGGCCAGCACGCCGTTCAGCACTTCGGTTTCGGTCGGAATCTGCAAGCCCTGCGGCGTGAAGCGGACGGGGGGAACATGACTGCTCATAGCGTTACCTCGTATTGTTTTTGAGTATCGTCGGTAAATTTCAGGCCGCCTGAAAGTACGCGCCCGTCGCGCAGTTCGGCGGCAACGTCTGCCGCTACCACGCCGGGGACGGACAAGGCAGCCTGCACCAGCCGGTGCCGGTACAGCGCGAAAGACTGTTTCTTGCCCAGCATTTCTTCAAAATAGGGGATGCCCTTTTCTGTGTCGTAATACAGTTCCCCGGCAAATAGACGACACGCCGAAGCCACGTCCTGCGCCTTGGCGTAGGGGTCTTTCGCCAGCGCAATATTGCCTGCCGTGTCAAGGGTTAAATCCCAACTTTCTTGGTCTAGGTATAGCGTATTCATGTTGCTATCGGCTTTCCTGATTGGCCGCTGCCGGGCTGTACGCCGGAATGCGGGTGGTTGAGTAGGCTGACGTCTTTCGCCTTCACATCGCCGTCGGCAGAAATCCCGCCACCGCCCGTGAATTGCGCCGTGGCTTGGGTGTTGGCCTGAAAGGTTTGCGAGGTGCTGCTCACGCCGCCTTGTGCTTTCAGGCGGATATTGGTTGCCTCCATCTCAATATCGCCGGGCGAGAACAGCTTGATGCCGCCGTCCTTAAAATGGATATACTGTTTTGGCGTGCCGTTCAGGAAGCCGCCGAAATACAGGCCGTCCGAATAATCGAAGCGCCGCCTGCTTTGCGGAGCGGACGGCGCTTTGTTTTGCTTGACGCTGGAAATATCACGGCTGCAAAAGCCGCACATGCCGATGTCGCCAGGTTCGGGGTCGATAATCACGGCGTTGCCGCCGCCTTGCAGCCGGAAATACGGCACGTTATAGATGATGCCGTGCGGCGTAACCGTGCCGTCGCCACTGATTTGGGCAACCAATGGTTGTACGTCCACCAGCCCGACAGGGGCAAGCCCGCCCGATTTGGTTTTGACCACCCGCACCAGCGTTACGGTTTGGATGCGCGAGACGATGCCCGACACGATTGCGCCGATTTCACCCGCGCCGCCTTGCGTTTGTTCGGGGCGGTATTGCGCCCAATTATTTTGTTGCGACTTTGGCATTTGTATCCTCCACATTGGCGGCTTTGATGTCGGCCAGCCATTTTCCGCCCGGCGTTTGGCTTTCCAAGTCCAGCGACAGCCCGAATACGCGCCATCTGCCGTTGCATTGCTCAATCAGGCTGCCTGCAACCTCAATCAGCCCGCCGAAGCGCAGGGCTTTGTCGTACAGGCATTGCAGCTTCACGCCCTGCAAATCGGGTATCGGGTAGCCGATTAGGCCGGTGGTCGGGCTGACGATTGGTAAGTCAATCATGCGCGGCTGCCCCTTGGGCGTGATGGCGACGGTTTCGTTGTCGATGTACACGTCTATATTGGCGGCGGCGGCAATATGTCGGATTTTGTCCAGTTCGGTGTTCGGTAGGTATTGATTGCTGATTTTGGCCTTTACGCCGTTGTTTTCAAAACGCCTGCCCATGCGTTTGCAAATGGCTTCAATCGCTTGTGCCACATCGGTTTCGCCTTCGTGGCTGACCGCTTCGGCGGGTTTCAGTTGCCACAAAACGGCAGTATGGCTCTCGATAACTAGGCAAATATCCGGCGCCCCGCCCATTTCGGGGTAGGCAAACGTGATATTGCCGGTATAAACCACGCTCAGGTTGTCTTGCTCGCCTGCCTCCACCTGCACCAAGTTCATCATTGCCTGCTCGGTGTTCCATTTCACACGGAGCAGCTTCATGATGCTGTCCAGCTTCAAGCCGTACACTTTGATGCGGGCGGACGGCATCACCGCGCCGTTGCCGTAGTTGATTTGGCAGGAGGTACGCAAACCCTCAACAACCAGCGTATCGTTGCCTTTCGCATCCCATACGTCTTTTTCCTGCCCCAGCTTGATGTTGACACGCAGGATTTTCTCTTTAATGCTCATCGCGGTACACCAAAATAAAACGGCTGCCCAGTTCCTGCCATTGCGGGTCTAGACTGCCTGCGGTATCGACTAAATAAAGCTCGCCGCGAAAGCCGCGATAAGCCTCGCCCACCAGCGGCATACCGTGCAGGCATACCCGTTCGCGTATCAGTACGCGCCCATCTGCCGACACAGTGGCATACAGCTTGCCCAATCGCGGTAGCAGCGATACGGTTACTTCCTGCCCGCCCAGTGTGGCGCTTACTTTTTGCACCGGGACGGGCTTTAGGGGGATTTGGTAAATCATTTCAACCCAAACCCCTTTCTGAACGTATCGGTTATTTTCCCGAACCCATCACTGGCCGCTCCGTACAGTTTTGAAGCTATGGATTCGTTGTTTTGTATCGGCTTGGGCTGTACCTTGCCTCCGTCTGCCTGTGCTTGTGCGCCGTCCGGCTTGGTTTTGGTGTATTTCACTTCCACCTGCCGCACTTCGGCTAAGTGGATATTAACCTTCAACAGCCGCGCCCCGTCTGAAGCTTCACGGGCATAGTCATAACCCGTTATCGCCATGTTCGGATACACTGCCTCGGGCGTGATGACCAAGAATAAATCCGTGCTGTTGGCCAACGTATCCAACAGGCCGAGAAATGCGCCGCGCTCGAACACTCCGCCGCTGCCCTTGCTCATCTGCACCGTTACCATGAACGGGTCGCCAACTTTGTTGTAGCTGGCGAACGAGCCATGTTCAACAGGCGCATTGGATACTTTGGAGGTGTTTTGGTGTTTGACTGACGTTACGTTATCCGATAACAACAGCGGAATGCCATTTTGTCCGAAAATGCCCCAGTAATTGCCAAAAATGGCCTGAATTAAAGCGGCGCCGCCGAACTTAATCAGCGCGCCGCCTACGTTTCTCGGCAACTTGGGAATATTTGGAATGCCGATTGAGTTCCAAGTCATGAGTTACCACCATTTGACAGCATTGATTAAGGCTGCAAAGCCAAACAAATACACTGCTCCCAAAGCCAGCCAAATCAACAGGCGTATGCGAGGAGAGTTTTCATACTTTTCCAGCATGGCGTTTACCTCTCTGAAATTTATGCTATAATTCTTCCTACTCATTGACTTACTTTCACTAAGTTAATTCGATCTGCCTGGAACGACCGCTAATCGCTTCCAGGCTTTCCTTTTACTGGTATTAGACCAAAGTTTTAATCGGTTACTTCATTCCTTATTACTTATATTTCACCAGTAAACTTCCCTAAAATCTGATTGAAACTCTTCAGAAAGAAAAGATAAAAATTCAATTTAAATACAAAAATATATACGGAATATAATGTATTTTTGGATATATCGAGTGTACCGGCAAAGTAAAATTACTTAATCCCCGATCATTTGGAATAAGTTGTTTATTTTCAGCGCAATACGCTTTCTTATCTTCGAGCCAAGTAAGCAACAACAAGAAATGTAATCCAACCTTAAAACATTAATTGTTGAAAATTGACGATATTTAATAAAAATCAAGTGTATGTGTAAAATTTAGTAAATGCCAAAGCATCAATACCGCCAAACCTTCTGGGATGGCGGTATTGATATGTCTAGCTATATTAGAAAAGCTATACCATCGCTGGCATAATCTGCACCAACCTGTTACGGGCGGCGGCAGAAGCATCCGCCATTGTGCCGTCTATGGTACTGGCTGAAGACTGCACATGAATGCCGCCGTTGATGGCGAACTGCATATTGCTGTTGTTGGTAATCTGCTGCGCCTGCTGGCGGGCAACAGCGCCTTGTTGCATAGACTGCAAACCGCGCTGCGCATTGTCGGCAACAGCTTGTCCGCCGATGGGTTGGTTTAAATCAGGGAAATACTGCCTTTGATGCGCCCTGAAAGCAGAGTTCTGTACCATTTCGCCTTTGGCGATATAGCCGTCTCCGTTTGAATCCCAAACTTTGTTCAGCTCATATGCCCGAGTGCCGCGCCGATAACCATAACCTGTTACCGCCGTATATAAATCAGCAACATTTCTTTGGCGTCGTCCATCAAACCCACGTTCTTTGAAATAACGTTCGACATAATTCATTTGTTGGTCGAACGATAAGCTTCTGAACTGGTCTCGAGTCATCCCATAATACTGACCACGTGTTCCCCCGCTACCAGCCATAAACTGTATTAGTCCAGTTGCGGAAGAGGTGGGGTTGGTAATGCTGGGTGAAAACGTTCCACCTGTCTCAAACGAAATAACAGCAGCTAAATCATTAGGCGATACGCCGATATTACGCGCCACTCTGGCAATAGCAGCAGCTTTTTCAGGAGTAAACGCACGGCTTCTATGAAGCTGTCCTGATGCAGCCTGCCGCGAACCGCCGCCCAGCCACGGCTGCGAGCTGTAGTTGGCAGGGTGAATGTTATCCCTGCCTGCTTGGAAGCCTCCTTGGAAGGTGGCATGTTCCTCGCGGGCGATTTGCCCCAGTAGGGCGTTCATTCTCGCGCCGGTTTGGCCTTTCCGATTGTAGGTATTGGATACCCCAAGCAGCCGCACATTCGCCCCCTTGGCGCGCAATGCGCGGATTTGGGCGCGGATGCCGTCGGTATCGGTCGGGTCGTTGCTCATACCGGAAGACAGAATCACGGTTTGGCCTTGCAAGTTGCCGGAATAGCCGTTGATGAAACCCAATACCTGCTGCGGATTAGCACCCACTCTAGTTGAACCTGTGCCGTTTACCGCACTACGGTAGCCGTCAGCGATACTGTCGCCGAAGTAAATCGTACCGCCAGGGGAAAACATCTGTTTGGTGACACGTTCTCCAGAGCCTAGGCTTCGTACCGCCGCCTGCGCCGAACCTGCCGCGCCGGGGGTGTGGCCAGTAGCGACATCAACTGCGCCGGATACCCGTTCGGCGGCGCTCTGTACCTGCTCCGCCACGAAATTTACCGGGCGCATAGCTAAGCGTTTTGCCGCTGTCCAAGCGCGGTTGTAATCGCGGTTCATCAGGGCATTGAAGATTTCGCCTAGGTCTTCCAATGCGGGAGCAACGAATTGGTAGATGTCGTTGGCTAGGCTTTTGAAGCCATTAGCTAGTGAGCGTAGGGATACCCCGTTTTCGTCGATGAATCCTTTCAGGCGCAGCCAATCAAACAAACTCTTCCCAGCTTCTGACCAGCTTGTATAGCCGGTGAGCAGGTAGGTGAAGCCTTTAGTAAGGCTGTCCACCGATACTTTCGATGTCTTGATGTAGTTGGTGAACGCACCCCAGTTGAACAGACTCTTGCCGCCTTCCGCCCAAGTTTTGTAGTCGTCATAGAGCAGCACAAATGCAGCACCCAGAGCGGCCACGGCAGCGGCGGCCAGCGCGAACGGGGCGATAAAGGCATACAACGCCGTTACTGCCGACCACAACACGGGAATCAGTACCACGCCCAATACAAACGCCAAGCCCTCGAAAACGTGCTTCATGGTGTTTTCGTTGCGCATCAGGTAGTCGGCAAAGCTGCTGACCAGTTTTACCAGGCGCAGTAAATGCGGGGCGAGCGCATCGGCAATCATGTTTTTCAGCGCATCCCATTGCTGGTTAAGATAGGCGCGGGAGCGGGTCAGTTCGCGGCTGACGGCAATTTCTTTCTCGCCGGAGCGATAGAGCCGGTCTTGTAAGGCCAGCATCTTTTCCATTTCGGCACGACCAAGCAGCAAGGTGTTGATGGTGCCGTCATCCAAACCCATGCTTTTAGCCAGATTGTAGGCCTGCACCCTGTCCATCTTGGAAAAGCGGTCGGCCAGATCCAGCATGATGCTGTCGAGGTTGCGCGCTTTGCCGTCGGCATTAAGCAAGGCAACGCCGAAGGCATTGAAGAAAGGAACCATGGATGTGTCGCCCATGGTGGTGAGCCTGGTAATGCTCATGCTCAGCCCGGCCAAACTACCTCTCATAGCATCGGCCTGACCACCTGCCATTTCAGCCATGCCGCCCCATGCTTGGAGCTGGTTACGGCTCATGCCGATATTGCGAGATAAGTTGTCTAGCTGCACGTTGGCTTCAGTGGTCTCACGGATCAGCTTATCCAGCGCATTTGAGCCAGTAACGAGGGCAAAGAGCGCGGCAGCGCCTTTTGCCACCTTGCCTAGTGCCTCTGTCAGGTTTTTAGCCTGTTTGACGTTCTGTTTGACCTTTTCGGCGTGTTTGTCCAACCCTTTGCCGGATTTGCCCGTTTTTGCCTCTGCCTTCTCGAATGCCTCGGTCATGTCATCTAGTTTGGAGACAGCCTGCTTGGCTTTCCGGCTGAATTTGGACGAGTCAATGCCCAACTCCATAAACAGGGTATCAATTACTGTTGCCATAGCTATTCCTAAAAAAGGCTACCTGAAATCAGGTAGCCTGTTGTGCCTTGTTGAAGGCATCGGTATTGACGATTTCGAGCAGGTTAAAGGCATCTTCCAGCCCGTACACGGTTTGCAGTTCGTGCAGGCTGCATATACGGGAGGAAACCAGCGCACCGATGGTTTGGGTCAGATTCAGGTAGCCTTGCTGCCGGCTTCCTCCGCCTCGCCCGATGCCGAGGTCAGGCCAAAGGCGTGTTGCAAAAAATCGGTATGCAATGCAAACACCTCCTTCCGCAAACGCCACAGGGTAGTAAAGTCTTCCACATCGTTGAACTCCATATTCAACGGGCGCGGCTGGCCGCCTTCGGGGATGATTTGCACGCAGTCCAGCAGTTCGTTCAAGAGCGGGATAGCGTCTTCAGGTTTGACTTTCCCCAATGCGCCCAGCGTCGCCCCCACCATGCCGATCATCCCTTGCTGCGGGGTGATGCCGCCCAAATCCACGCCGCTGTTGGCCAGCGCCAAAAGGGCGCGCATTGCCCAGTTGTCTGCGTGCGCGGCTGGCATTTCGGTAATCAGGAACACGCGGCCTTTATCCCGTCCGTTCTCAATGGTGATTTGCCGGGTTTTCAGAGCCATCTTAAATCTCCTCCGGTTTTACCACGATGCGGAAGCTGTAGGTTACGGCTTCCAGCGTTTTCTTAGCCGTGGTACCGCCGGGGATTTCCACCAAGAAGCCGGTGGCAGTGTAGCGGCGCTTCACTGATGAAATCTCTACCGAAAACTCCACCATGAACGTTTCCTGCCGTTGCAGGATGGCATTAGTGAGCTGGTCGAGGTAGTCACGTGATTTGCTGGTGGGCGCAAGCTGGATGTTGAAGTCTACTTCGTGCGGGGTAAAGCCGCCGGATTGCTGGCCGTCCACGCCCATCATGGTTTCGCCGATTTTGCCTTGTCCGAAGTCGAAAGCATTGTCGGCGGCATAGCCTTCAATCTGTACGAAGTTGTCGTTAAAGCCTTTCACGCGCATCAGCAGGATGCTGTTGGCGGCGGTCAGGGTGCGGTCTGATACGGTTTGCATATATTTTCCTTTGCAAAGAGGCTACCTGATAGTTCAGGCAGCCTGCATGGGTTTACTGGACGTTGATTGAGCCGAGGTTGATATTGTGCACGCTGCCGCCGTCGGTGTACCACAGCTTCATCGGCATGGATTGGCGGTTGCCGCGTGTCTGCGCCGAAGCGTTCTGAATCAGCAGGAAATAGCCGGTGCTTTCAATCTTCGCTGCGGCATCGACACGCGCCTCGTTGTTAATCAGGGCGCGTTGCTGTTCGCTCAACGGTACGCCCGGCTGGATGCTGCCAAAGTTCAAGGCCTCGTTAATCGGGTCTTGGCAGGCGGCGCGTTGCAGGGCAATACCGACGGCGTTGTACGGCACGGCCTTGGCCGAGGTGAGCAGGGTCATCAGGGCAAGCTGCAACTGGCTGTTGAGGCGGATTTGGTTCACATAGGAATCAATCCATTTCCATTTGCCGGGCATTTGGCCTGGATAAAGGAAGGTAAAGCGGTCATTGGCGGTTGCCCATGCGCCGTAGTAGTTGTAGCCGTTTTCTTTCAGGTTGTCGGCATCGGCGGCGTTGTCCACGTCCACGCTCAAGCCGGATTGGTTTTTGAACGCCAGCGTGATGCGGCCTTGCGTTTCGGTGAAATCAATGGAAGCAATCGCGCCGCACAGGAAGGCGGCTTTATCCAGCCCGCCGTAAATCGGGGCGGTGCCGTCGTAGGCGGCGGCTTTCAGTTGTGCGCCCAAACAGGTCGTGTTGCCGGTTTGCAGCGCGGCGGCTTCTTTGCCCCATGCGGCGTAAAGGAAGCGGTTGTTCTGCGCGTTGCTCCATTTGGCCAAAGCCAGCTTGTCGGCCAGTTCGGGTTCAAACACGGTGGTAAAGGTGGCGAAATTCAAAGTGGACTGAATCACGCCTTCCATCACGGTTTCCGCGCTGTCGCCGTCGTTGCCTTTGGAAATCACCGCGCCTTTGGCTTCGGTCAGGTTCAGGGTTTCGGCCAGCGTGCCGGTGGCAAAGCCGATTTCGGAAGACCGGCCTTGGGTGGCGGAAACGATTTCAAACGCCTGCAACTGCTCGTCAAACTGAACGGTGGCACTGATGGCGGTGCCGATTTTGGCGGCGGCATCGGAAAAGCTGGTGGCAGCCGCCAAGCTGATGTTGTCGCCGCTCTTGTCGTTGCCGTCGATGTTCACTTTCAGATTGCCCGAAAGTTTTTTCAGGGCGGCAAGGCTCATGCTTTTCACGCTTGCGCCGCGCAAATAGGCGGCTTCTTTGCCGACGTTGTAGGGGTAGAAATACAGCGTGCCGGGTTTGATGTGCGAGTTATCGAAGCCTTTAAAGTACACTTGCGCGGCTTTAAACTCTTCGCTGGCCAAGCCGAAAAACTCGCCGACTGCCGAAGCATCGGGGAACGCGGTATGCCGGCCAGTTGGCAGGTTGTCATTTTTACTCAAAAAGACGGCGTTCATCGACAAGGGAGAGCCGCCGGAACTGAGTACGGCGGGGTTTACGCTGACAATTTTACTTGCCGGAATAGATTGGAACATGGATATATCCTTTACGGTTGGATCAGGGTTAAATCAAAAGCGTTTACAAACTGCTGCGGGTGTTCTGCCTGCGGCGCGTAGGCCAGATGGACGGTGGTCATCCAGCGTTCTTCATACTCGCTCTCTTCGTTGGTGAGCGGCATGAAGCGTGCGGGGTCGGCATATAGCGGCTGGCAGGATTTCAGCTGTTCGCAGGCGTAGAAATCGCGCCACAGCAAAACGGTTTTCTGCGCCATCTGCCCCGCCTCTGCACCGTAAAAATCAAGCTGCATCTGTATTTCGGATTGGCGGGATACGGCGGCGGTTTCACCCGCTACGGTGTAAGCGTGTTCGTTCGTTGCGGCGGCGGTTTCGTTCAAGATGTTCATGACCACGAACGGCGGCTTGGGCAGCGGCACGTTGTTGTTGTACCCGCGCACCACTTCGCACGAAAAAAGCCCGAGCAGCATTGTCCGGACTTCGGTATAAATATCGTCTAATGTTGCCGCCATAACAGCACCTTGCACCAATCCGGCCAGCTTTCCACCACCTGCTTCACCAGCCATTCTGTCGTTTCGGTTTCGCCGTAGGCCGTGAATACCAGCTTGTCCGCGCCTTTGCCGCTCTGCCGCCGCAAGCCGTGGAATTGTCCGGTGACATAGGCATAAAGCAGCGTTCCTTGCTGCGCCAATCCTTCAAACAGGGATAAATCCTGCGTGCTGAGGGTTTGGGTCTGTACGGTTACAGGATGCTCGCTGTAGCCTGATTTCCGTTTTCCCGTGGCATCGGTGGTGTAGCCGTCATTGAGTTTCAGCACGGCGGGCAGGTTGGGATTGACGGATGTAATCGCGCCGTTGGCGATGGCTCTCAGGTTCATTCGTCCGTTACCTCGTATTTGATTGAATCGCGCATGGTTGTCGACCATTGCAGCGGCTTATCGTGGTTGCTGACAACGGTCTTGCCTTGTTGCACATCCCGAACGGCTTTGTAATACGCTGCGGCGGTTACGCGCGCAGGGCTGGTTGGGAAGCGATATTTCAGCAGTTTGGTTACTTCGGAATTGGGGGCAAAATTGCCGGTAGTAATAGTTTCTTTTATATCCCCAACCGCAATTTCACCCAACTCCGAAAGAGACTGCCGCACATCGCCGCCGTTGGCCTGCATGAACTTTCCAGCCAGTCTTGCCCACTCTGTTTTTCTTTCTGCAATAATATTGCGAAAAAACGGGCGTGGCGGGATGGTTGCCGTGCCGTATTCATTCCAGAAGGCGACTTGTGCCACGCTTTCGCCATCCGAGCCGTCGTAGTTTGCCTGCTCGATGATGCCGACGCGCACCTTGGCTGTTTGCGCCTGTGCAGCCAGTTCGGCCAGTCGCTGCCTGAACTTATCGCCGCCGCGCATAACAGCCTCCAGGCACATAGCGGAAGCGGCGGTATTTGGCGGTAAGCTGCCAGCAGGTCGCACCATAGGGCGTTTGCAGATACCAAGCGGCATTGCTGCCCACCGCACCCATATCCGCGCTTACGGAAACGCTGCCTTCGGTAGCCGAAGCAATGCGTCCCACTAATCCGCCCTGTGCGGCACGTTCGTTCAGTGCGGCAAAGTGGCGTACCAGCAGGAAAAGCAGCATTTCGCGCTCTTCCAGCTTTTTCACAATGCTGTGGTCGGTGTTGTCCAGCAGGCTTTCGGCCTGCGTGAACCACATGGCGAACTGGGCATCACTTGCCTGTACTTCGGGATAGACCTCCTGAAACCGTGCTTTATCAAAGACGACGGCAGGCATGGTTAGTCTTCCTTGGCGGTGCTTACGCCATTAGCCTTGTCATCGGGGTTAATAGCTTCCAACTTGGTCTCGTTGTCGGTCTTTTCGCGTGCTTCGGCTTTGGTGTTCTTGGCATCTTCATGGGCGAAAACGAAGCCGTTTTTCACCATGTCGCGGTCTTGGTGCGCTTCCATCCAAGCGTTGAACAGGTCGGCGTCCACATCGTAAGTGATGCCGTGGCCGCCGATGATGTTTGAGGCGTTTGCGCCGTTCAGTTCCACCGACTGGCCGCCTACTTCGATAATCAGCCCGTTAGGCAGCTTGCAGCCAACGGTTACGGTTTTTTGTTTTGCCATTTGATTTTCCTTTGAAATTGAAAAAAGGCCGCCTATTTCAGACGGCCTTGTTTACGGTCGGCTTAGCTCACCGTCATGGAAGCAATGCAGAATGGGCGGTAGATAATCGCACCCCATGTGCCCTGCGATTTCTTCTGCTTGATGCTGGAGGCTTCCAAAACCATGTTGTGCGCGCGCAGTTTTTCGGTGAAACCGCATTCCAACGTGCGCTGGCCGTCCAACTCTTCCACAATCAGCTGCACCATCTCGCCCGATGCGGCGGAGTATTCCGGCACGGTTTCGATGCGCAGGTTGGGGAAGTTCTTTTTCAGCTGGTCGGTAACATTGACGTTGTACTGGTTGGTTTTGGTCAGTTCAACGCTGGCAGTCGGGCTGCACACCAGCAGGAGCGGCGTGTTCATATCAATCAGGCCGCCGGTCTGCTGCAACAGTTTTTGGAACAGCTTGCGGATGGATTCGTACACTTGCTCGCCGGTGGCGGTTGCCCATGTTTGGGCGGCAGCGGTGGCGGCCGGCAGGCTCGGGTCGTTGAGGATGCCGTAGTTCTGCAAGCCACGGATACCGAACAAATAGGATTTGTTCTGGAAGCGGTTCAAGGCGTTCACGCTGGCCTGATTGACGCGGTTTACATAGTCAATTTTCGCTTCGCCTGCGCGTGCCACCTCACGTTCGCCCCAGCGGGTGAACACTTGGTAATGGTAGCTTTGGCGTTGCGGGAAATTGACATTGGCGCCGCTCACGCCGTTGTTGTTGTAGTCGCCGTAGCTGGAGACTTCGCCGGTGGGTTCTACCAGCATGAACATGGCGGTTTCAGTCGTCCAGTCGCCTTTTTTCACTTCACCGAAGATTTCGGCGGCCTTCATCGGCTGCAGGGCGACTTCAATCAGCTTCGGATCGACATAGGTCAGCATCCATGCGGGGATACCGCTGTTGCCTGTTGTGGTCAGTGCAGGCTGTGCGTCCATCGCCAAAGCAGCCTGCACCTGTTCGTTCATCAGCTTTTTGCTGCCGCCCATAAAGACGATGCCGGCATCGCGTTCGAGTTGTTGCAAGGTATTCATTTAATCGTTACTCCCATGTGGTGATTTTGGCCAGTTCGCCCGCTGCGGCTTTGGAAGCCACTTTGAAGCGGGTCAGGGTGTGGCCGGTTTCGGTTGCTGCGGCAGATGCTTTCAATGTGCCGTCGGTGTCTTTGGCAAACACGTTCTGGCCGATTTCGGCACCGGCGGGGAAATGCGCCCAGAAGTCGCCTGCCACGGCCAGCGTAATAATTTGGCCGGGCAGGATTTGGTTGCCGTGTTCCGCCAGATAGGCGGTGATGCTGGCCTGCTGTTCGCGGTGGACAAAGCCGATGCGCGCGCCAGCAGTTTTCTTGTTGGACACTTTGCCGTCGGCATCCGCCCAGGCAAACACGCCGACGGTTACGCCGTCCGTGCCGCTGACGAGCGCGCCTTCGCCTGCCAGCATGGAAGCGTTCGGGTTGTGGGCGGCAAAATCCCCCGCAACGGCGGGGGCTTGGTAAGGTTGTACTGATTTTTGGAATGACATGGTTTAAGCCTTTCTGATTCGTGATAAACCGGGGAACTGTTCGGCGGTTTTGGCCGCATCTTGCGCCATCGGCTGTTTGGGTTTGCCCAACATGCCGACCATGGCACGGTAAGCAGAAGGATGCACGCCAGTTACGTCAATGCCGCTCTGTTCCAACGCGAACTTGTACACGTCCGCCGCATTGTCCATCGCCACATCGCCGACAATGGGCGCCACTTCGCGCTGTGCCGTAGCCAGGGCTTGCGAACGTTGGCGTTCGGCTTCTACGGCACGTTTGATGGCCGCATCCATCGCCATTTTGGAAATGGCGCGGTCTTGTGCGGGCTTGGGCGCGCTGCCTTCGGGGGCTTCCGGTTCTTCGTCTTCGGCTGGTTCTTCCGGCTCAGCGGGGGCGGGGTTATTCTCGCCGTCCTCAGGCTCGTCTTCGTCCGTGCCGACATTCTCGACGTTTTCGGGCGGCAAATCTTCGCCGTCGTCCTCAGCCGTCTGCACTTCGTTGGTGAGCGAGCCGATCACCTGCAACAGTTCATCGGGGCTCAATTCGGCATCCTGCGCCAACAGGGGCTGCACGGCTGCCTGAATACGCGCTTTCGCGCCTGCTTTCAGTTTCATGGTTTTCCTTTCGTAAAATGGGTCTGCATCGCTTACTACAACATCACGCCCCGCCCGACCCACATCGACAAGGGCTACATGGTTTCCGACAATATCGCGCATCACGCCGTCATAATGCCTGCCTTCAAATTCGCCTGCGGTCATGTCGGCGGTATAGTGGTACGCACTGGATAGCTCCACCTGCTCGCCGCTCTCAATACCGGCAATCGCCTCCGCATCCCACACGGCCAGCGAACATTTTAGGTAGCCGTCTTCAAACACAGTATCGCTGCCGGTCGTGCCCGCAATCACTTCTTTCTGCGGCTCATCGGCAGAAACGGGAATGTGTTTGCTCAATAAAGGCAGGTTGTTGAACGTCGGCGCGGCCTTTTTCAACTCTTCGGGGTCTCGTAGCAGGTAGTAAACCTTTTTCGGCTCAAGCCCCAGTTGTTGGTAGTTGGGGATTTCGCTGCCGTAGTACGGATTTACCGTGGCCTTGCTGATGTTGGAGCTTTCCACATGTAGCCTGCCGTCTTGGTCGTAGGAACGCAGGGAGCGGTCTTGGGCGATGGAAAGGAGGTCTTTTGCAGTTGTTGCAGGTTTTGCAACAACTTTGCGCCGGATAATTTGGCTGCCAAGCGCTGCTCCTTCGTCTGTAAAGAAATAACCCCAGCCGCTTTTGCTACTGGGGTCTTCTTTCAAAATACCTGCTGAAACGTATTTGCTTAAGTCTTCAGCTTTCATTACTCCGCGAAAATCAAAAGAGTTTGGCTGATAGCCGTTATGCACACTGGCTAAGTGATCAGAAATGCGTTTGAACTCGCCTTCATATTTCCGCAAACCTTCTAAATTTTTCCCAAATTCCCCCGCTGTTTTTTCATCCACATTACGAAAATCCAAGCCTCCTTGCTGAAACCTCTTTTTATTCTCTCGAACATAAGAGATTGCTGTCGCTTTGGCTTGAGCGGCGGGTGTTTTAGGCCGATTAGCTAATGTGTCGGTAGGTTTTTTACCAGCTTGCCCGCCTATACGCTCAGCCAGTTCAGGCAGCATCTCCCCGCGCAAAAGAGCAACCATGATTGCGGCTTCCCGTTCTGAACGTGCATTCCGTTCCGCTTTAGCATCTGCCTCAGCCTTTTGCCTAGCAAGCGTTTTCTCGCTCAACGGCTGCACTTCTCCGACGGTTTCGATAGTGCGCCCAAGCTCTCGGGACATTGCCTGTTCAAGGCCTTTCCTCACCCCGACAATATGACCGTTCTTCACCGTAACATCGTTCCTGTCAATGGAACTATTCTCCGGCATTCCCTCCACCCGATAGCCGCCGAAAATAGATTTTTCAGCTTTTATCGGCTCTTTGATTTGGATATGGGTTTCTTTTAGCTTGACCTTTGCCGGCGGTTTCTTCTCGGATTTCGGCTTAGCTACCGCCGCCAAATGCTCCTTACTCGGCGTTTTCGCACCAACAAAGCTTTTTCGTACTTCGTTGATTTTTTCGCCGTTAAACTTTCCGCCCATGCCGGCTTCAATGCGGCCTGATTCGTCGATTTTGACGGGCGAGCCTTTGTTTTCCGCTCCGTTCGGTTTAACGGTAATCCAGCGGCTGTCCATCGCCAACAATCGGCGGGCTTTGCTCAAAATGGCTCTTTGTTGCGTATTCATGTGTTGAATCCTTTAATCACACTGCGGCTCGTACAGCGGCAGTTGATTTCCTCCCCGGGCTGTACCCATTTACCGTCCAGATACATGCCTTTGCCCACGTCGAACCGTTTGCCGTTGGCGGCAACATGGCTTGGGCGCGGCTCTTTGCCTGCGTGGGAGTGCATCCATATGGCTTCGGTAATGCCCAATTCCTGCCGCCGCGCCTTTTCAATAGCCGCCTTGGCTTTGTTGGTTTGGTCTCGCGCGATAAAGGCAGCGCGGCGTTCGCTGATGCCGTAGTCATTGCGCAACTCGCGGGTCAGTTGCGCCATGTCGTAGCCTGCATTCACGCTGCGCCATACGCTTTCTTCCACGCGGTTCAGGTATTGCTGGCCAATGGAGCGGATAAGCGAGACGTTGCCACCCAAGACGGCCTGTAAGGCGGTTTGCTGCTGCGCTGTGGCACGGAAACGGACGGTAAAGCCTGCCTCCCACAAGGCCGTCTGAAAGGCTCTCTCTGTGTGGTTTGCGCTTTGATTGGCAAATACCTCGGCGATTTGCGGGGCGAGTTTGTCCAGCCGTGCCAACCAATAACGCAACAGGGCGGACAAAGCAGCCTGCAAGCCGTCCGCCAGGCTGTCTTGGGCAATGCCTTTCGGGTAGTGCCGCTCAAGCAAGCCCTGCACGTCGGCGCGCATTTCACGCAACAGCTTTTTCAGGCTTTTGCGGTAGGCGGCCTCTACGCCCAGGTTGGGCTGTATCGGCTTGAGGATGATGTCTTTATCGGACGGGGCTGACAGTTTCATGGCTTGCTTTCATCTGATTAGTGGCATACAATAACCACGTCTGACAGCAGAAATTTTCGCATTAGCTGCGTAATCTCAGGCAGGTTACTGTCGAGTGATAAATGGTGGGGATTGCGGCCACCCAGACACAAACAACCCCTGATACTTCATCATCAGGGGTTTGTTTTTTGCTTGCGTGATTTAAATGCGGTCAGTAAGAACATCAACTGATTGCCTTTAAATTCCGGCGAGATGACCGCCATCTTTTTATTGTGCCAAATCTCAAAATTTCCCGTCTCTCGGCTCTTTTGAATATTGCCCTTCTCGATAACTTCATCAATATCTTCAAGGAAGAGGTCAACATCAATGCCTTGCTCTTCTCGGCGCTTGATGATGTGTTTCAATCCGACATCATCATTCCCCCAAACTAAAGTAATATCGCCAATATCGCTTCGGTGGAAAGCACCTTTGATATACCCGTTCTTTTCCTGACATAATTTTTGGATGGCGGCTTTCCCTTTACCTTGATACTCGGTACCAAGAAATCCGCTTATATCGGCAGCATTATTTTGAGATGAGCCTCCCTCCCCGAATTGCCCATTCTCCGCACGCGGATGTTTGCTTTCATCCCATTCGGCATCTTGGGCAGGTTCAGGCTTTGGGTCGGCGGTGCCTCCGCCTTCTTCTCCTTCGCCGTCATTCAGGCCGTCTGGAAAGCCGTCATCGGGCATTTCGGGCACATCCTCTACGTCGATGCCGTTATAGCCGCTGTCCGGCTCGCTCGCCAGCCGTCCGCGTACTTCCTCTGCCGATACTACGCCGGCCTGAATGTAGGCCACATCGCGGTCAGTGTCGGATTTGCGGATGGTGGAAAGATCAGTTTCGCTCATCTGCTGCAATGGCACGAAGTCGAAAGTGATGTTGTCGTTCACTTGGCCGAACAGATGCAGTTGCACCAGTTTGAGCAGCTTATCCAACGGGTCGCGCAGCAGGTTTTCCTGCATGGCGCGGATGTGGTCGTAGTAAACGGCAATTTCTCCCTCCGTGCTGGCATTCAGGCCGCTGGGCGTGATACCAAGCAGCTTCACCAACGGTGTATGGCTGGGTGCGGCCATTTGCTCCTGCGATTGTGCAAGCAGCGCATCCAAGCCGGACAGCGGGGTGTTGAACTGGAAGAACTCTTCTTCGTCTTTGCTCAACAGCATCAGGCCGCGATTGTCGCGCAAACGGTTGTACAGTTCGGCACGTAGCATGATGTTGGTGTCGCCGTCGTCACTGCCGCTCAATATCGCACTCATGTCGGTTTTGATGCCGGACAAAGAGAAGCTGTGCAGCAGGTCGCTGACGGAATCCACAGTACGCAGCCAGCGTTCCACATAGGGCATCATGAGCTGGGTCATACTCACGCCGCCGAAGTTGTAGGCGGGTTTGAGCATATCTGGCACAGGGCGGGAAATCAGGGTGAACAGTCGGCTGGCATGGATTTCCTGTGCCATCACATACCATGCCTTCGGCTTGTAGAAGTCGGGCAGGATAGGGTCGATGGCGTTGTACGGCGCGGGGGTCGTCCACATCGGTTCGATGTTCACCAAGGCTTTTAGGCTGCCTTTGGCAATGGTTTTTTCGGTCAAGAGCAGCGGATTGGCGAGTTTGCCGTCGTGGTCTTTGATTTGCACCAGTATCTGACCGCGCCCGAATAAACCGTCTGTTTCGATGGCCTTGCGGAACACATCGCGCACGTTCAGCCGTTCGTAGCATTCCTCAATCTGTTTGATGGCCTCACTGTTGTCTTCTTCGCCTACGGATTTGATTTCTATCCATTGGCGGGTCATTTCGTTGGCGGTGGTTTCGCTCACGCTTCGGTATTCGGAAATTTGCGCCAACTCGGCCAAGCGCGGATAGCCGATAAAGCCGGTGCCGAAAAAACAATCAGCCCCAAAGTTTCCTAAGGGGCTGCTGTCCATCGCTAGGCCGTTTGGCTTCACGCCGTCCGGCAGGCTGGGAAAATCCAAGCTGTATGATACAGGCTGTTTTTCAGGTAGCCTTTGCAGGGCGCGGCGCATGGCTTTGTCTGTGTGTTTTTTCTTTTTGCTCATAGTCCGCTCAATATCTTAGGGTTGATGTTTAGTCCGCCCTGCACGGGGGCGAAGGCCATGACCAGCGCATCTGCCCGGTTCGGGCTGGGGATGCCGCGCTTTTTCATGTCTTTCTTACTCTCTGCCTTCACGCGCCCGTTTTGGTCGTAATCTACCTGTGGACGGCTCAATTCGGCAGTCAGGTATTCCAACTCGTGCAGGCTGCTTGAAAGGCTGATAAGTTGGTCTTCGGGGTAACTGTCCCCGTGATGGACGGCACGCCACGTCTTATAGAAGCGGTCGCGCACCATCCACCATGCCTGCGCCTTGATGTTAGCGAACATGTCGCGGTTTTTCTTGTCGTCGGTGTACTTGGCATCAGGTTTGTACACCGCACCGCCGGCATTGAAGCCTAGCGTCTGCACCTTGCCGTTCTTGCGCCGGAACTGTGCCTTCACACCAGCACCCACGCCGATATTGTCGTACACAATGCGGTCAATATTCTGCTCTTGGGCGTACAGGTAAACCTTGTCGGCGGAATAAATCACGTCTTGGCCGCGCCATTGCTGCATATCGGTTACGACTGAGCCGTACCGCAATACGGTGGCGTTGGCATCATCGCCTTCATCGGCCACGTCAAACCCAAGAATGCGCCGGCCTGCGGCTGAGAAGCCCAGTTTTTCATGCGCATCAATGGCGGCTTCAATCCAGCTTGGTTTGATAATCGCCAGTTCGCTATCGGCCACCGGCTCGCCCAGCCAAATATGACGGTAAAGGTCTTCGTCCCGCTCTTTGCATTCGAGCATGTCGGCCAGCAGCGGCGTATCGGCAAAATGCGGGTTGATGTCGTAATTCGCCTTCAAGATGATGCTGTCTTTGGGCGGATGGACGATAAACCGCTGATAGGTGTCGTCCAAAATGTTTTTCGGGTTGAAGCTCACCCATATTTCCGCGTTCTTATCGCCACGGATGGACGGTGTCAGCACGTCCCATGAATTTTTCGTTACCGCTTCGGCTTCTTCCACCCAGCACACGCCGACACCCTGAATCGATTTGATTTTGGTCACGTTGTTCTTGATGCCGTAAAACACGAACTTTGCGCCCGTGCCTTTATGGGTGATGGTGGATTTCAGAATATCAAACTCATCCGCGTAGCCCAAACGGTCGATGGTCTCAATCAATAGCTGGTACACCGAATCACCCAGCGAACCTTGAAACTCACGGGTGCACAGGATGACCGTGCCGATGCGACGCGACACTTCCACCGCCAATTCCGCCAAGAAATACGATTTCCCGCTGCCACGCCCGCCATACAGCACCTTGTAACGCGCCTTGCGGATAAGCGGCTTGAAATACGGATTGGCCATAGGGTTACTTGAAAATATCTTCCAGTGAGCGCGTCTCTACCTTCACGCGCATATCGGCATCCAGCTCCAGCTTCTCGCCGTACTTCTTCGGCGCGAGCTTGGCGGCCTTCCACTTGCGGGCGTCGATTTGCAACTTGGCTTTCGCCACTTCACCCGTTTCAGGGGCGACAGAGTCGGCAATACCGATAATCTCATCGGCGAAACCGTCTGCCTGTTCCTCGCGCGCACGCGCGTATTGCTCCTGAAAATCTTGATGCTCCGCCAACCAGCGGTGTACTGTGCCGCCCGCAGGCATGTCAGCAGATGCGCAAATCGCCCGCAAGCTCATGCCACGGGCGATCAGTTCGCAGATTTTATCTGCCGTTTCTTGATTGTATGTTGTTGGACGCCCGACTGGGCGTTTTGCTTTTGCCATATCGAGCTATCCTAAATTTAAAGGCCGCCCGAAGGCAGCCAAAAAGAAAAGAGAAAATTGCCAATTCGCAACTTTCTCCGAAATATAGCATTTTTATACCAAAAGTGTTTCATGCTGTCAAGTGTAAAACAAAAGCAGCCCGAAGGCTGCTGGTTCCGGCTAGTGCCAGAGAAGTTAGAAAAGCTTGGTTGTTGAGAACCGCTTAGCTCGGATATGAGCGGCAGTGCTCACGCACCAATTCAAGTTTGCCATGACGAAAACGTATATAGGCACAAACATGAACAGCGCGTGGGTATGAACATGTAAGCATACTCAAGCTCCTTCCATTTGTAAAAATGGGGAGGGCGATATTGCCTATTTGCTAAAGTTATGCCTACAATATGGCGTTTCCAGCCAGAAACACGCTTTCGTAGGAGAGCAAACAGTGGAAGAGGGACGCCCTCACTTCCATTCCAAAGGAGGTATTGGTGCGGCAACATCAATACCTCCAAATCTTTTTCAGTCTTAGTTGTGCGCACTCTGGGCTAACCCCATATTTCTCCACAACCTCTTCTACCGAAACAATCCCGGCAGATTTAATTTCATGCGCCGGCACTAGAAAACTCCCAGCAAACTCGTTAGCCTGCCATTCACTATTCTGATAAACCTTATCCTCCCTCTGGCAAAAGGCGCGAGCAAATCCAATTTGGTCTAAATGCATCGCAATATGCCCAAGCTCATGTGCAACAGTAAATCGATGGAATCCATCTCCATCACAAGCTCCGTCATACACATCTTGGCGCAGTAAGATGGTTCCATCTGGCTGACTTAATCCAAGGTTACCACCCATGGACAACGTAGACCTAATCTCATATTTCCGCCACTCAAACTCTAATATATGGATGACATCCAAATATCCAGTTACTTTAAACTCCCTCCTCAATCCTTCGGTTAGCTGATTAATAAAGGAAGTGCCTAATGGCCTTACCTTAAAACCATCTTGATAATGTATGCTACTCATCCTCACCTCTCAATAACTTCAAAATTCTCTCCTTCCTAGAGTTATCCAGTGTATTTAAGTTCCGGGCAAAAGCACCTATTAAGTAACGGTCTTCACTTGACTCAGGCATTTGGATGGTAACAGTTTTTTTTGTCTCATCAACTGCCTGCAATAATTTATTAGCCTGCTCTGAGTCTAATTTTAAATAATCAATAATTTTCTGAGCAAACCCATCAGGAATTTCCTTCGCTCCACTTTCTACAGCGGAAAGGAAGGCTGATGTTACCCTTATGCCGTCAGCCATTTCTTTTAGGCGTATTAAGCGGTCAAGCCGTATTTGCCTGATTACTTTGCCAAAAGCTGTAAGTTTCATTTTCTTTTCCTTTATACCGCTTACAAAGCGGTCTCTTCATGTCGATTAGGACACCACTTATCCAAGTGGTGTCATAAATATACGCACACGAAATTATACTGTCAATAACTAATTAACCTTTTAGTTAATAACTTATGTAAAATATCGTTATTAACCCAAGCCCCATGATGCGTTCGCGGGGCTTGGGCTACCTGAAAATCACGCGTTCAATTGGTGATAGCGGGCTTTCTCCGCACTATCGCCATCCCATGGGAAGTATTGGAAATACTTGTTGTCGGGCACGCTGATACCTGCCTGTTCAGCCACATTGCGCAGAAACATGATGCTGTCGGCGGCGTGGTCGTTCAAGGTGGCTGCTAGGCGGCGGTTCAGCCCGCGTATCGCCGCCCTGTGTTGGTAGAGGAATTCGGCGCAGTACAGGCTGTTGATTACAGCACCCTGCAAGTTGCGCAGGGGTTTGGGTTGCATATTTTCAGGTAGCCTGTCCAACACTTCGCCGTTCAGCCCGCTTTGTAATGTGAGCGAATGTACATAAGCCACCGCAGCAGGCAACAACGGGGCGGCGATTTGGTCGATATGCGCCACGCCGAAGCGCTGATGCACCATGCGGTAGGCAGCCGAATAATCGATACCGCAGCGGGCTACCAGCAGCTTGACCGCTTCCACCAAGCCGCGCCGCTCGTCTATCGTGGTTTGCGTTTCCAGCTTGGGGCTACCTGAAAGAATCTGCTCAATCTGTTCATCGCACCATACGGCAAATTTAGGGTCTAGCCAACGGGCGAAATCAACTGCTAGTTTTGGATGCAGCCAAGTACCTTGTTCCGTACCGCCCTGTTTGATGATAACTATTTGATTATCTTCCGTTGCTCTTTTTGGAGTAACGCTTAATTTTTCAGCAAGTGCGGCGATATACTCTTGAGTTCTTTCAGATTTTAGATAATTACCAACACGCCTATTGAAATGAGCGGCTACAACAGTAGCGTTCAAGTAGCCATTATTTTGAAAAGAAACTGGGAAATTACCGAAAGATACGGTTTTGATGCTATTCATGAGATTTACTCCTGTTTGAGATTTAAAACCCTTTCGAAGGGGTGGCGGGGTGTTCGAAACATGTAAACAGACATGCCGCCAGCCTTGCGGACTGGCGCACCCCGCCATAGGAGTAAACTTTGTGATGGGTTCAAGGAGAGAGCAATGAAACCAATAGACACAAAAAATCCACACTATCGGGGCGGGAGCCGCTGTTTCAGGTGTTTCGAGCACCTAGCAAATATCATACAAGCAAAAACCCGCTGTTGCAAGCGGGCTTATTTTATGTAGTATTTTTAATTGCATACAAACTGATAAACTTTTTCTACCATAGAATCAGGCGAGACAGCGTTGTATTGCATTAAGTACGGATTAGCGTGCGCAGTTAGCAAGCGTAGGAGTGAACCGCATGGTTTATGTGTACTAGATGGTATAATAGCAGTTGTTATTAATCTCCTAATGGTGTGTGATCATGAAAAAAATCATCTTACTAATAGCACTAATTTCTATTACTGGTTCTGCAAGTGCAGCTTGCGATAGATTCACTAATACTGTGGATATTATGTCATGTTTAAGAACAGAAAATACACATATAGAAGCTAGGCTCTCAGCAACATACAAAGCAATATTGGATAAACTGAGTCATAATGAAAGAGACGGATTGCTACAAGCGCAACGTCTTTGGGTTCGTTTTAAAAATGCTGATTGCACTGCAGTAATGAAAAGAGACGAAGGAGGAACGATTGCTGGTATTGTATGGCAAAGCTGTATTAATGAAAAAGCGCAACGCCGTGAAGCGGAATTACGTGAGCTATACCCTGATAGATGATACCCTAGCCAATTGATGGGGTTTTGATGACCAAACTGAAAGGGGCGTAGTATTGACCAGTTAATTTGTCCTCATATTTTGCTTTTCTCTCAACAAGCGATTGACTTCAATAACCCTCTCACGGTATTTTTGCTCTAAACACGAGATATAAATATCGGATGCCATATTTCCAGCTTGCAAAGGTGCATAAGCCAATTCGCATTCAACAGGAACCCATGCGCGCCAACGTTTCTGCGCTTCAATGAAAGCATTGTCGGTTATTGAATTGTCATGCGTTCTTGAGAAACTTTGCAAGCGTTGGTATGCGGCATTCAATTGTCGCGCCTGTCGCTCAAGTTCAGGAGATGTTGAACAATATTCATCAACACACAAGGAGAAGGCGGGGCAAGAAACTCCCAACAGTATGACTAATAAAAGTTTTCTCATATCAAACATCCTAAAATAAACTATCTACCTGTTTACGCTCATTATCACTCATCGGCTTATATTCTTCGGCCTTGCCTGAATTATTACGCTGCTGAACTGGCGGAGGAGTGGCCTCATGCGTTTTCGTTGGCACTTCGCGTTGCTGTTGTTGTGGCTCATTACTATTCGGCGCATTACTCTCGGAAAGCGCGGACAGGATGCCAATTAGAATCAAAATAACGATTCCCCAGCCGATTATTTTGCCTATTGTTGCCAAGCAGCCTCTTCTTTTTGTTGGAGGCTCTGTCGTCTCGATCTGTGAAAAATCTAGTTGGCCTTCGCTCATCACCTCTTCCCGTAATTGCCAGTATTCTGCTTCGGTTAGCTGGCCTTTACTGTACATCCGTTCTATCTTTTCCAGTTGGTTGATTTTGCTTGCGCGTCCCATTTTTCGGCTCTTTTGAGATTGGTTTGAGGCTAATTTTGCTCGGTAAGACAGCCCTGTTCCCTTGATGCCGATATTGGAATAAACGCCTTTCTTGCTGATATTCAGATTGGCACCACGCTTCCCTATGGTGAAGCTGGAAATGCCACGCTTCCCAATATTTACACGGAAGCCGGGTGCAATCTTGAACGATTTTCTAAATCGAAACCCCATTTGAGAGAAGGCTGTGTGAAGTGTAATAGCGGACAATTATACATATTTTTACACAGCCTAGCCGCACAAACACAAATTACCCAATAATTCCCGCTTGCCTAAACTCTGGCTCCAGTTTGCAAATGGCGCTATTGAGCAGCCCGGCTACAATTTCCCCAACCTGTTTCTTTTTCCGCCACAACGTTACGCGCCCAATATCAAATCTGTCTTGTATCTGCGTTTGCTTGGGGCTGCCTGAAAAAATATGCGACAGCAGAGCATCACAAAGCAACAAGGGAATGCCTTGCTGCTGATCCAGGATGTAGCTGCTCAGATCCACGATACGGCTCAAATTGCTGCCGTATTGGGCTTCTACGGCGCAAAGCTCCAAATGGTTCAGCAGCCGTTCCACCCTTGCCCGTATCATCGCACTATTGGCGTGCCAGTCATGTTGTGTCATCCCTTGTCCGCCACCACGGCTTACGCCCTTATCCTCTGCCCAGTGGCAAATTTGTGCGGTGTTGTTCAATGGCTCGATCCGCATACAAGATAAGCGGTAGGCGTGGCTCAATGCTGCTTCGACTGACTGGTACATGCTATTTCCTGTTCATCTGTTTGGATAGTAGTTTCTTGATACGGCGGCGTTTCATTACTCGATACCAGCGGCTTGCCCGGATTTTTTCCTTGCGCTGCCGCTGGGCTTCACGGCGGGCTACTTCGTCAAAGGTCGGGTCTTTGTAGGTTTGTGCCATTCAAAACTCCCAAATAATGCCGAATTCCTGCGCTGCCCATGCTTGGATACGGTTTTGGTAGTCGGTCATTTCGCCGGTGTTGAGGGTGGTGGTCGATATACCGATTTGCGATCCGTCCGGCAGCTCTTCGCAGCCGATAAATTGGCGTTTGCAGTATTCGTGCCACGCATCCTGACTGAACCGTTTGCCAGATACCCAAGCCTGCTCGGCCAAGGTCTGATAAATCTTCCACAGGCGGCGGTTTTGCTCGGTGCTGCGCTTGGATTTGTGCGGTCGGATGGTGATTTCCAAATCGGGGTTTTCTTGCAGCCAGCCTTGCAGGTTGTTCCAGATGGTTGTCATCAGCGGGCGCATATTTTGGATTTGCAGGCGATAGGTTACAGATTGCATCATTCAACCTCCCTCGCCTTCCTGCGGTATTCCGCCGCCAATTCGCGCAAATCCTGCTTACCGTAATGCTTTTCCGACTGGTCAGCCTCGATGCGCTCCACTTCGGCCAGCCCGACACGCCCAATCAAACCTTGGCGATACGCCACCACATTGCCCGACAAATGGCAATTGCAGTGTTTGCATTGTCCGTGGGTATTACCCTCGTCAAAACGCAAATGCGGCGAACTGCCCACGCTGCGGTAATGCCCGGCGTCGTAGCTGTTCGGCTCGCCCCCCAACGGCTTGCCGCAGCTAATGCAAGGCTTGCCCCTGTCCCTCAACCTGATGTAACGGTTAAACGCCGCCTGCGCCTTTTTCGTCAGCTCCGGTATCGTTTCCAACTTGTGCCGCATCGCCGCCGTCTTCGCCCGCTCCTTGCGCTTGGCTTCACGCTCCGACTTGATGGCCGCCTTGCGCTTCTGCTCGCGCTGATACTCAATCCCGCAGGCCGGAGAGCAGACAAACTGCAACGGTCGCTGCTTCTCAAACACCGTGCCGCAGACTTTGCATTTGCGTTTAGCCATGTTTCACTTTCTCCAAAATCTCTTCACGGGTCGGCGCACCGGATAAGGCAGTCAGTTGGTGCAACATCGTTTCTTGCAGTTTGCGGCTTGGCCGACAGCGGCGGACTTGTTCGGCACAGCACACCGGGCAGCGGAAATTCAGTACCGCACCAGTTGGCGGGCAACAGGGGCAGTTATCCACGGCTGCTCTCCCAGTCGAATATCAACACTTCCCCGCCGTCCTCTTTCACGCGGTCGGCGATGCGGTCGCCTACGGCGGCTTTGAAGCCTTCGGGGGAAAGGTTGGAAATCAGGATGGTGGGTTTCATGTTCTGATAGCGCTCGTTGAACACGTCGAACAGGGCGCGGCTCTCTGCCTCCGTGCCGCTCTGTACACCCACCTCGTCGATAATCAGCAGGTCGTAACCGCCGAAAGCTGCGATAACCTCGCTCTCGCTTATTTCACTGTCGTAGCTCTTTGATTCGCGCACGATGCGGTTGATTTCAGCCACGCTGGTAAAGCGGGCAAAGCCGTTGCAGTTGCGGATAACATGCCGCCCAATGGCGCAGGCCAGATGGGTTTTGCCGGTGCCGGCATTGCCCAACAGTGCCAGGCAGCGGCCGGAGTGGCCGGTTTGAAACTCGGTGGCGTAGACTTTGAAACGCTCCACGATGTAGCGCTGCTGCTCGTTGTCGGCACGGTAGCCGGAGATGGTTTTGTCGCAGAAACGCTTAGGGATGCGGGAATCGCCAATGCGTTTTTCGATTTGCTGCTGCTGCCATTGGCGGTGCTGTTCTGCCCGCTCTTCAGCCTGTCTCTGCTGGCGTTCCGCTTCGGCTTCTTTGGCGCATTCAGGGCAACCACGGGTAAAGCGGGTGTACACCTCTTCCGTGTACTCGATGCCGTGTTTGGCGCAGGTTTTCCGGCAGGTGCTGACAGGGGTAAACAGGTCGGGCAGGGTTTGGCGTACCAGGTCGCCAATGCCGTACAGGGTTTCGGTTTCCATCACAAAATATCCTTGGCTAGGTGGGCGCCGCCGTTGGTGTGCTGCGGCACGGTGTTGATGCGGTTGGGCTTGGGTTGGGCGGGATGATTACCGCGGTCGGAATGCAGCCATTCGGCACGGAACCCCCGCCAGCCGCGCTCACAGCAAATCGTCAATGCCTGCTCCAGCGATAAGCCCGCGTTGTTGGCTTCACGCTCAATGCCCTTCAGCGCGGTTTGGGTAATCGGCGCACGGTGGGATTTGCGTAGGGCGATGTAGTCTTGGGCCAGCTGGCCGTCTATGCCGTGTTCCCCAAGTATCCGGTAAGCCTCCAGTTCGATACGGGCGGCAGACGGTTTGCGCTTTTTCGGTTTGGCAGGTTTGGATTCAGGTTCGGCAGACACGCCAGCATCTGCGGCAGCGGATGCGTGTATATTTTGTTTATCTAATCCGGATTTATTACTCAAATCTTCAGTATTTATTAATACGGCTGGATTTTCCCTTAGTGGGATTTCTCCATAGTGGGAATTTCCCACTGTGGGATTTTCCCTTAGTTGGATTTTCCCGTTTTGGCTCTGCGGGGAATCGAAAACGATGTAGTCCACACCACCTTCTGCTTTGCGCTTCATTTGCACAAAACCTTTGGCTTTGAGTTCGTCCAGCATCTTCAACACGGCATCCCGCTTGCTCTGCTTCTCCGTCCCCTCTGTCGCTCCAATCAACTGATTAACGGAAACCTGCCAGTTGTCCGGTTTGGACAGCAGATAGCCAAGCAGCCCCATTGCAGCGAAGGAAAGCTGGCGGTCAGCAAATACACGGTTATCAATAACGGTGTAGTTCGTCTGCCGGTTACTGCGGATGATTGCCATAATTTCTATTCCTCACTGCCGCCAACATGCGGCGCTCGATAAACTCAGTTAAATCCAACGCACGGGCAAACGCCCAATTCCAAAAACGCTCACGCATGGCTTACCTCCAATAGTCGGTAGCTGGCGTATTTCTTACCCGTCCTTTGGTCATGCACCATCTCGCGGTGGATAACGTGGCCTGCCTGCGATAAGTCATAAATCCGCGCACCCAAGCGCATACAGCCGAACAGGTTTAATGCTTCCAACGGCGTGATGCTGTTGCCTTGGCGCATGTATTCCAAAATCTGTTTGCTTTGTGCCGTTTTGTTTGTCATAATCTCTCCGAACCTTTCTTTAACTAACTCCTTTGCCCGCATTCCCGTGCGGGCTTTTCTTTTACCTGTCCGCGCGACTGGCGAAGTATTCAGCCGAGATGCGGCACATCAGCCGATATTCTTCGGCGTTCACCACCACAGCATCTTCAGCCACCACCTTGCCGCCACAGGCCGCAATCATTAGCGCCGCCCGCATTAGCCCGCATTCATCAGATTTCCAACGGCTCACGGTGGCATCATCCATACCAAGCAGCAGCGCGACTTCGTGCTGTGATTTATCCGCAAGCATTCTCAAAACAGCAGCTTGCAGCTTGTGTGCCTTTGTGATTACTTCTACCGATAATTCAGTCATGGCCTAGCCTGCCACTCTCCGAAACAAATCAGGACGTTCCAGCATTACCCTGGCCGGGATGCCGCGCTTTTTCCAGTTATTCACGCGCTGTGTGCCGATATGTTTCGGGTAGCCCATCAGCCGGGCAACTTCAGCAGAGCCGCCCAGCTTAGAAATTACTTGTTCAGCATTCATTTTGCTTACCTCTTACACAAATACTGGCATTATTAAACACTACGTTTAAACAAAAGTCAAACACTTTGTATAACACATTTTGTTTAATTCGTTGGAAAATACGAGCTATGGATAAAACAATGGAACGGCTGTATGCAGCAGCCAAAGAACTGCATGGGATAGACAAGCAATCAGAGATTGCCCGCATGCTCAACGCTTCATCTCAAACCGTGAAGAATTGGGAAACGCGCGGCATATCAAAGCAAGGGTTTCTTGATATTCAAAGAATTATGGGAATATCACCAGTCTGGTTGAATTCCGGGGTTGGGGAGATGCGGCACGAGCCGCCAAAAGGAGACGAGATAACCGGCATCCACCGCCCGGCCTTATGGAGCAGCAACGACCCGCTGCCCGAAGAAGATTACACCTTTGCCCCCTACCTCAAAGAGAGTACTTTTACCGGCGGCCACGGCTCATTTGAAATCCCGGATTACAACGGCTTCCGCCTGCCGTTCGGTAAGGCCACGCTGCGGCGCAAAGGCATCCAGCCTGATAACGTGTTTTGCTGCACCCTAATCGGCGACAGCATGGAAGAGCGTATAGCCGACGGGGCGGCCATTGCCGTTGATACCGGCGATAATGCCATCAAAGACGGCAAAATCTACGCCTTCCGCCATGACGACCTGTTCCGCGTTAAATACCTCAGCCGCCTACCCGGTGGACGCGTGAAAATCAAAAGCCATAACGAGGCTGCCTACCCTGAAGAAGAAGCCAGCTTAGAAGGCATCCAAGTAATAGGCCGCGTGTTTTGGTGGAGCGTGTTGGATTGAAAATAGTTTACTTATAAGTGTACAATGGAACTTAAACTGCTATACAATGGCATACGCCCTTTATATGTACTCTGCAAAGATGGGGAAGAATTGTCCGATCTGGAACGCGAGATGGACAGCTACCGGCAATCCGCCCAAATCGTCCGCCATGAGGCCAGCATCCAAGCCATGATGCGGCGCTTCGCCAACGGCGAAAGACTGACCCCGAAGATGTTTCATGAGGCTGGTCAGACACACGGATTCACGGTGTATGAGTTCATCAAACAGCCTATTCGTGTTTATTGCGTGAATATCCCAAACTCAAAAGGTTGTATTTTACTCAGCCATAGCGTGTTGAAAAAATGGCAGAAAACTAAACCGTCAGATTTAGAAAAAGCTTATCAACAACTGCAAAACATGTTGTCATTGGAGCATTTAGTGCCATGAATAAAATAGAAAATTACGAACTGATAGAAGCTCAAGAAGAGGCAAAAGTAGATTTCGCCATCATGCTGAATAACCTCTTGGATGAAAAGAAACTCTCCTATACCGACCTAGCCAAACTCACGGGCAAAAGTAAATCTCTTGTTTCTAGGATTATGGGGGGGCGTAATAATCTGACTATCGAGACAATGGTTTCCTTGCTTTATTCTATCGATGAAAAATTGATTATTACTACAGAATTTAAATTACAACATGACTATGCCATTCTTTTTAATAACACTGCAAAGATAGCAAGCAGGCTAAATAAATTAATTAAACCCACATCATCAATTGGAATTAAAAAAGATGAATGGGATTCTTTATCAGAAATCCCACGTTTTGAAAAAGTTAGGATTACAGCAAGATGAGCGCAAAAATTTCTTTAAAATTTATCCAGCCTGTCAAAGTAGAAAAAGAGTTTTTCGTTGATATTGTTGCTACAAATGATGGGGAAACGGATGAAAGTATTGAAATATTTACAGAAGAAATACGCATTAATCACAACAGTTTTGACCTTATGTTACACTCTAGGGTTGAGTACGCAATAAAAATGTCTGATATGACACTTACAAGTGTTAATATAAAATATGTATGCGGATTTACTGTTGAGACGGACGAATTCGAATACAGCCGCAGTGCAGCCCAAGAATATTTGAAAAACAAGCCAGAAATTATGAAAATTATTCGAGAGGTGCATGTGTTAGCTGTTAATATCGCGCTAAGAAATCAAGTGGAAGATTTGAAGGTAAACTCTGCCCTGCCTCTGTATGAATGTACTGTAGAATAATTTGTAACCCCTCCCCAGCCCGCCCAGCGGGCTTTTCTTTTGCCCGTCAAATCCCATCCAACTGTAAACCAGTAGCTGACTGTTGCCGCCTTGTGCGGCTTTTTTGTTGTCTGTGAAAAATAAATTCAACAAAAAATTAAACACATACGTAAAAACTACACAAAATATTTAAACAAAGTGTTGCATTATGTGTAAACATGGTGTTTAATACACCCCCAACGAAATACGAAACAGACCGCACGAGCCAAGCCCTAGCGGGATACAAGAGGGCAAGCCCAGTTTAAAAGCTGGGGGCAAGGCCGATAAGCCCTAGCGGGCAGCGAAACAAAATTGGCGAGTAAAAGCCGAGGCGAATTTTTAACAGAGCCATTTCAAAGAGATGGCTTGATTAAACATTCGACAGCATTGAAGGAGAGAGCAATGTACGAATACGACCTATGGCTAGACCGCCAGTTATACGAGCATGACCGCCGCAACGCCGCTGCCGAATACGAAGCTGATCGGCAGGAAGAGGAAGCCGAGCGATTGGCTGACAAATACCGTAGCGCCATCATCCACGAATGGGCGGGAGTAGCCATGATAGACGGCGAAGAAAATTACGACCTCAACGACCAAGCCACATGGGCAGACCATATCGACTGGTTTTTACTCGAGCGCAAAGAAGAGCGCCTGCCGCTCGATATACCCATGCCCACATGGGAAGAGTGCGTGGCAGTCGTACAGCAATAACCAAATCCGAGACGGCATAAAACCAAGCGTTAGTTCCCAGCAACTGGAGGGATATGCGGACACCCGGCGGGGTGTTTTACCGACTACGCACCGGCAAGCAGAGGGCGGGAACCGGCCACCCGTACAGCGCTTGGTTTTATGCCGTTTCGACTTACAGCCAGCCGCGATGGCGGCAGCTTTAATCTTGGAGATTGAAATGACAGCACGGAAAGAACGCGCATATTCAATGCGGTGGGAAGTTCCAGCCCCTACGGATAAAGAGCGGAAGGAATTGCGTTCCCGCCGCCGGAGAGCAGAGACGGCTCAACCCAAAACAATCACAGTTGGGCGGCATGAGTTCCCCGAGCCAATCGCAGAGTTCCCAGGAGAAAAAAGTTACTGTTACTGTGTAATGTTAGATAACGAAGCAGGTTTTGTAACAGGATGGTTCCTATGGGAAGGAGAAGGAACAACCGTGGAGAAGAACTTGCTAAAAAACCGGCTTTGCCACCTCACAGAAGAAGCCGCCCAAGCCCACGCCGATGCATTGAACGCAATCTGCCGGGGGGATATTGATTAACCAGGCCGCCTTCGGGCGGCTTTGTACTTAGGATGATAGTGAGCGGCAACAGACCCCCAGCCGGCGGTGGGGTAAAACACCGGCAGCAGGCGGCGGCTGAACTCCTTGCAAGGGTAATCCACCCTCTAACTACCGCGCGCCTGCAATCCACAGCACAGAGGCATGGCCGCCCTGTGTGCCGCCCATCTTAGGATGGGGAACGCCCGTGCCAGGCCTATTTCCTGCCTGATAGGAAGCACGTTAAACAGACTAGGAGGGGCAGGAGGGTTTAGCGGTTTGGGTGAGAGAAAACTGCCGAGCGGGTGCGAAGCCCGCACCAATAAACAAAAGCCGAGATTTTTTACACATCCCGGCAGACATAGCAAAAAACAGCAGATTTTTTTACAGATTGGATTAAAAAATGAAAACCCCCCTTGCCGCCTGGACAGCGGCCTTTTTTCTCGGCGCCGCCTTTATCGCCCTGCCCACGATGGACGCGCAAGACCCCTATCTGCAGGCCGAAGCCGCCACCCCACTCAACCCCGCCCCGCCGCAGCCCGCCGCCGCCGAACTTATCGCCGCAAAAGACCAGCAGGCCGAACAAGAAGCATCCCAGGCCGAGCGCCGCTACCGCGAAATGGACGACGTGCAGATTATGCGCGGCGTGGTGTACGAACCAGAAGGAGATAAATGATGTTTGTCGTATACGGTAAATCCCTAAAAAGGGAGCAAGCACGAATCAAAGCGCCATTAAATACAACGCCGGAAAGTAGATTTGAAAAGCAGAGCGGCGCTTATCCTATATCGCCGGTTTATTCCTGCGAAGCTCGAGCGCTGGAATTTGTGGAGCTGTCCAAGAAATACCCTGATGTGAGATGCCAGTATATCGCCAGGTTGGAAGTCGCATACAACCGAAACGGGGAGGAGAAAATAAATAAAAAGACCGGGCAGCCGAAAACAAAATACAAAAAATTCAGAGCCGTTGGAGATAAGCAATGAGCAAAAGCCAAGAGTTAATTGCAAAGCAACACCCCATCAGCGCAGGCGACATTCTAGGCATGGTTGCCGGCCTTGCCGCTGCTGCCATACACATTTACGAAACCGAGCCAAGCGGGAAACTTAGCCAACTGTTTGCCCTCGAAGGCATCCCGCCCACCTATCAACTCATTAAGCCGATTGTGCAGGAGTCCAAGCAACTAATCGAAGCGGGCGATGCTGAAGCAGATGACTTTCTAAAATTCGTTACAGCAGTCATCTCGCTACTGGATAAGGCCAGCGAAAAAGCAAACGAGCTTGGCTTATCCGAAGCAGCCCCGCCGACCATCCAATAACCGGAGTTAAATCATGACCCAACAAAACAAAACCCACTATCGCAAAGTATTCGATAGCCCCTACTTGTCCGCCGCCGATATTGTCGAGCCGGTAGCGCTTACCATCCGATGCGTTCAAGTCGAAGCCGACAAGACCAAAAAGACTAAAGACAAAATGAATACCGCCTACTTTGTCGAGCGCGAAATCCGATCCGGCGAGCCGTTGAAACCCATGATACTCAACGCCACCAATTCCAAGATGGTAGCCAAGATAACCGGCAGCCCTTTCTTGGAAGACTGGAACGGGGTAACGGTAGAAATCTACGTAGACCATAACGTGAGATTCGGGCGCGAAACCGTAGAAGGTTTACGCATCCGCCCCGCCGCCATCCGTCCGAAACGTGAGCTTACCCCGGACAATCAGAAGATGTGGCAGCGCGCCCTTGATGCCTATAAACGCGAAGGGAATTTAGATGCGGTAGAAGCCCATGTTCACATCAGCGAAGAGAACCGGCAATTACTTATCCAGCAGGCAGAGCAATCATGAAATGGTACGACATTGAACAGAACAGCCCGGAATGGGATGAACTCCGCGCCGGGCGGCTGACCGCTTCTAACTTCGCCACCATCATGGTTAATCAGCCCCAAGCCTTCAACGATGCGGCCAAACGCCTAGCCGTGCAAATCGCTTTCGAGCGCATCAACGGCCATTCCATGCGTTCACACTACGGAGACGGCTACCACAATGCCGACATGGAACGCGGCCATATCGAAGAGCCGGCCGCCCGTGCTTTGTACGAAGCAGAAACATTCTGCACCGTGCAAAACGGCGGCTTTTTCTGTAATGACTATATCGGCTGTTCCCCTGACGGGCTAATCGGAGAAGAAGGCGGGATTGAAATTAAAAGCGTACTGCCGCAAACCCACGCCGCCACCAAACGGCGCGGCAGCTTCGACCCCGCCTACGGCTGGCAGATACTGGGCAACCTTACCCACTCCGGGCGCGAGTGGTGGGATTTTGTCAGCTATTGCAGCTTCGCCCCCGAACCATATCAGATATTGATTTACCGCATACACCGTGAGCAATACCGCACACAGATACAGCAACTGCTGGCGCGTGAGCAGCGATTTATCGAACTTATCCAAAAGCAGATGAAGGAGTTTTCATGAGCCTGAACAAAGTAATCCTGATAGGCCGCCTAGGCCGCGACCCTGAATGTAGATACCTACCCAACGGCGATGCTGTGTGCAACTTCTCCGTAGCCACTAGCGAGAAGTGGAAAGACCAAAGCGGGCAACCCAAAGAGCGCACAGAATGGCATGCGATAACCATGTACCGCAAGCTGGCCGAAATCGCCGCAAAGTACCTGCAGAAAGGCAGCCAAGTATATTTGGAAGGCAAAATCCAATCCCGCAAATACACCGGCAAAGACGGCATCGAACACACCGCCTACGAAATCGTGTGTAGCGAAATGAAGATGCTGGATAGCAAAGCCAGTGGCGGCGCGGAGCAGTACACACCAGCACCACAGCCAACGCCGCAGCCAGTAAAACAACAAGCGCCGCAGCAAGCTGTTCCGCAAGATGAAATCGACGATTTAATCCCGTTCTAGGAGCAACCATGACCCATCAATTTAAATTTGGCGACCGTGTGAAGTGCTTCCCTACACCGGGCTCGATAGGAGTGGTGCTATCGGAAGAAGATGAATACGGCTATGTGAACGTGATGTTTGACGATGCGCTCGAAGTGGAAGACTTCCCCGTTTCCGGTTTGGAGCTTATCCCCCATCCCGACACCGCGCGTATCGATTGGCTCGCCGCACAAGATGACATCGACATCACACTAGGCAACACCGTCCAACTAAAGCCATGCCTGCGGGCGCATATCGATACCGCTATGCAGGAGCAGGCGGCAGAAGCAGAGGAGCAATCATGACACCCGAAAGAATCGAGCGGGAGCGCAGGGCGTTTGAGGAGTGGTACAGCCGAGCCTACCTACCGGCTGCGGCGCACGGTAGAACGTTTAGCAAATACCAAGCTGGCACTTATCGCCTACAGCATGTGCATGACGCATGGCAAACATGGCAAGCCCGAGCCGCTCAATCCGAATGGATAAGCGTGAAGGATAGGATGCCGGGAGAAGTACGCAATTATTTAACCTGTAATGCCGGTGGTGTAGTGAGAGTCTGCCGATTTGATGGGAAAAATTTCTCGTATTGGGAATATGATGAAGAAGAGTGGGAAGATATAGAGGTAATCTATTTCCCCGATTACTGGCAACCTATTCCCACCGCGCCCACCACAAACCCCGCCGCGTAATGCGGCTTTAATTTTGGATATTGGAAATGACACTCAAGCAAAAGAAAGCCATCAACAATTTGCGTGAGGCTTGGAAAATCTATCAGCAATGCCTGCGCGAAAGTAAAGAAGCAGATGTTAGAGCCACGCGAGATGCCAGAGACTTGGTTGATTCTGCAATCCAATATGTTATGGATTGCACCGTATATTCTCAGACAGAGAGGTAACCATATGGCAGCACATAAACACGCAGCATTGATGCTGCAATACGCACAAGATGCCGCCGAAACGGATAGTCCGTGGGAGCGGTGGGAGGTTAAGATTAATAACGGCGAATGGTGTGAATTAAACGGCAACCCTAATTGGGTTGAAGACTGGGGATACCGCCGCAAGCCCCAAGTAATCCGTGTAGGGCGGCATGAGTTCCCGAAGCCGATTACAAGAGAGCTCGACGGCGGAACAGACTATTTTTACGTCAGAGTGGGGGATACCTGTTTTGAGGTTGGTTCAGATAATTGGATAGGTTGTGATTACGATTTAATGAGGTTTGCGAGCAGACGCATCCACCTAACGAATGAGGCCGCACAAGCCCATGCTGCTGTATTGAACGCCGTATGTAGAGGAGATGTAGAATGAAATTATGGCTCATTGATATTATTCACGCCATAGATGCGTTGGCAAATATCGTCTTTTGGTTTTGGTCTGTATTTTGCGCAATGCACGCAATCAAATTCCGTACCATTCCTGCGCTGAAATTGCGCTACAGATTGATATATGCCTTGTCTATCTTATGCGTGGTATTTATTCCGAGTAAAGCCACATTAGCGATATTGATTAACTAGGCCGCCTTCGGGCGGTTTTGCTTTTGGAGATTAAGCCGTGAGCCGGAACAGAAAAAAGAAACCGTCTAAACCCTATCGCGGCTACTGCACTTTCCCCTTGGTTGGTGCGGATACCTACCGCGAATTCCAGGAGACCGCCGAGATGTTCGGCGACTTTGCCGACCCTGTGAAACGCAAGCGCATCTTCGACAAGCCGCGCAAATACCGCTTCGAGATTTGGCTGAAGCTACACGGCAAGCCGGAATACGAAATCCGCGAAGCCAAGATAACGAGCGAAGGCGTAACCCGTGAGAACCTTAGCCAGATCTTGTACGAGGTGGCCATGCAGGGGCTACAGGATTTGGACGGGCTGGAAGAAGTGAACGGCGAGCAGTCCATCATCAAGATTATTATTTGAAAGGGGAAACATGACCAACACCTTTTTAACCCGCGAAGAAATCATCGAACTGACCAGCCGCAAGCAGCCGAAAAAACAGGCCGAAACCCTGCGCAAAAACGGCATTCCGTTCTTTACCAATGCCGCAGGCTACCCTGTTGTCAGCCGCAGCGTGCTGGAAGGCAAACCGCAAAAACATAAGCCGGACAAGCCCAGGTGGCAGCCGGCAGTCTAGGAGGGAGTAATCATGGGCAGGAAACGAAGCGCCAACAGCAACCTGCCGGATAGAATGCTGGCGCGCAGACGCACCCGAAAAAACGGCAAGACCACCGTCTATTACTACTACGACGGGCGGGAAGATGGGCGGCGCAAAGAAATCCCGCTTGGCACGGACTACATTGCCGCCGTCCAAGAGTGGAGCAAACTCGAAGCAGCCAAACTGCCCAAGTCCGCCCGTGTTACCTTTCCTGTTGCAGCCGAACGCTACCTGCAGAATATCATCAGCCACCGCAGCCGCAACACCATTTCCAGCGCCAACAACGCCGTGCGCAAGCTGTCTAAGTTTTTCGGCGGAGAGAACCCGGCGCCACTGGATGAAATCGAACCGGCACATGTCCGCCGTTATCTTGACTGGCGCAAAGACACCCCAGGCGGCGCTAACAACGAAATCGGTTATCTCAGCGCCATCTTTAACTATGCCAGAGAGCAGGGTTGGACAAGCAAAGAAAACCCCTGCCGCAACGTCAAGAAGCACAGCAAGAAGCGCCGTGAGGTTTATATTGAGGATTACCTGTATCAGGCCGTCTATCAGGCTGCCAGCCAGCAGATGCGCGATTTAATGGACATTGCCTACATCACCGGCCAGCGCCCTGTTGATATAGTCGGCATTCACAGCAGCCACATCCACGAAGGCATCCTACATATCAGCCAGCAGAAAACAGGTGCTAAGCTGCGCTTTGAAATCAGCGGCAAGCTCAAAGAAATCATCGACCGTATCCACCAAGATAACGGCTACCTGTTCCTCAACAGCCACGGGAAACCACTATCCCGCGCCGCCCTAAGCAGGCAATTTTTAGAGTTGAGAAAAACCGTCATGCAGCAGCGGCCTGAACTGGCGGAAGAGTTATCCGCATTCCAATTCCGCGATTTGCGCGCTAAAGCCGCCACGGATATTTACCTGGCTGCCGACACCCGCAGCGCTTCCGACCAACTTGGTCACTCCTCTGAGCAGATGACAAAAATCTATATCCGGCGCGGTAAAATTCTCAAACCGCTGAAATAG